ACCCCGCCAAATATTTCTTGCACGCCTTGCCAACAACGCTCCCAATTACCAGTAAAAATACCAATGAAAACATCAAGAATGCCATTGATTACATCCAAGATGCCACCAAGGATACCGCCGATAATCTCGAAAGCACCAATGAAAACAGGCGCAATAAGATTACAAAAACCATCCCACAACGGCCCTATAAAATCAATGAAACCAGTGAAAAGCCCGCCTATCATATTTAAAATCTCGCCCAAACGAGAAAATACACCGCCGAACTTTTCAACTATGCTATTCCAGATTTCGCCTATTTTGTTTCTGAATTCTTCGTTAGTATTCCAAAGATGCATGAAAGCAGCAACCAAGCCAGCAACGGCAGCAATAATTATACCTATCGGCCCTGTAAGCGCTGTTAAAACTCCCTCAAGGGCTGGAAACGCTGCGGTCAAAGAAGCCACCACACCGCCACCCTCGGCCATCGAACCGAACAAAGCGCCTAAATCACCTGCAAAGGCAGTAACAGCCGCCACAACAGGCCCTATGGCCGTAGAGATGGTCCCTATTGCCGTAATGAGTTTGCCAATGATAATCAACACTGGCCCAGCAGCCGCCAGCAAGCCAGCGAGAATCAATATGAACTGCTGAACGGCAGGTGGTGCATTAGTAAAAGACTCAATTACATTCGTTAAATGTTCGACCAAATCAGTTAAAAATGGCAAAACAAAATCTGATAGGCGAATTGCTAAAGATTCCAAAGCACCGCCCAATTGCTCTACCCTACTTTGCAAATTGTCTTGCATGATTTCGGCGGTACGCTTTGCTTCACCACCACAATTTTTCATTTCTTGACTTAATTTATTGTATTCTTCCTCACTAAGATTCAGGAGCGCAAGCATACCAGATTGACCATTGGCACCTGCAATCGTGGCAGCATAATATGCCTTTTGTTCGTCGGTCAAACCACTGAAAGAAGTCCTGAGAATACCGACAATCTCATCCAATGACTTAAAAGAACCGTCATTATTCGTGATTTTGATTCCAAGCTCATCCATTGCCTTAGCAACTTGGTCGCTAGGCTTAACCATGTTTGTTAGCATTCGACGCAAGCTAGTGCCAGCTTGAGAACCTTTGATACCAGCCATACTCATTGCGGTTGTGGCGGTAGTAACGTCCTCTATGCTCAATCCCATTGATTGCGCCATAGGAGCGACATATTTAAACGTTTCGCCCAAATCTTTAATATCAATTGTGCCAGCATTGGCAGCATGTGCAAGAAGGTCGGCAACGCGAGTAGAATCGGCAGCTTTCAAACCAAATCCTGTAACTGCATCTGCACAAATCGTAGCAACACTAGCCAATCCCTCGCCAGATGCGGCAGCGGCATCCAATACACCGCCCATGCCATCAATTATTTGCCCTGAATCCCAACCAGCCTTAGCCATTTCTGTCATTGCGTCTGCTACCTCGCCAGACGAAAAAGCTGTTTTAGCACCCAAGTCAATTGCAGTATCACGCAACCTTTGAAATTCAGAACTAGTTTTATCTGTTATCTGCAAAACACCTGCAACTTGCGACATACCAGCTTCAAAATCCGTACCAACTTTAAGGCCAGCAGCAGCAGCGCCAACAATAGGCACCGTAAAGGCTTTTGTCATTGTTTGACCAGCAGATTCCAATTTCTTGCCAGCACTTTGCATTTTAGTGCCAAAAGAATTTTCCATTTCCTTTGACGTTTTATCGGCACTATTTCTAGCCTTCTCCATGCCGTTAATAAAATCGGAAACATCAATTTCCAAATATCCTTTAGCGGTACCCATATCAACAGCCATGCATATTCACCCCCTCAGAGATTAAATTTATTCAAACTTATTCGCCAACTCTGAGAAGCTAGAATAATGCTCCTTGCCCTCAATTTCGCCTTTTGGATTTCTAAAAATCGGTTCCTCTTTATTATCAAGCTTTAACTGAATATAACCACATGCTTCATCAAAACAGAAAGCAGTATATTCGTCCTCTATACACAAAAACGTGCTAGGTCTAGCATGGTACATTCTTGCCAAACCTAGCACGTTAATAATTCTGCTACTAGCCACGAAAGGATTGCAAACTCTCAACTCCACCCTGAGAATAATTAAACAGGAAAATAAGCTGTTGGTCTGTAAGCGTCAAGCCAGCACCAACGATATCATTGTACGTAGGCTCGATAAGCGTAGCCTTCGCCATTTCCTCACACACTGCCAACATTTGCGGCAACATTCCCTCATTGTCAACGTCCGTAGCTTCTTCACTACCGCTGAACAGGGCATTTGCGGTAGCAAGCAAGGAATTTGGGATTTTCCCCTCACTCGCCATCTTCATGATAGAAGGTCTACGAATACGCGCGAAAAACGGTTGCCCATCATTGAAATCTGGCAATTGCACAACCGTGCCATTTGCATATGACTTCAAACTTTCAATACTCGTGGGCTTCATAACAGACTGAACTATCTGCATATCAGACATTTTGCAATCCTCTCGTTTAAATTTAAAACTTTATAACTCTAGCACCCTATGAAGGGGTGGAAAGCGTAGGCAGCGTATCAACATACGTAATAACATATGGTGATTGACCAGTCGAAGGAGCGGAATTTATCGTGTATTCGGGAGCGCGGAACGTATTATCCTCTGCGCTAAAAGCAATCGGCTCACCCTCACAATTCGGGAAAGAAGTTTTCTCATATCGCACAATAGTACCAGACGCATCATATTGCGCCGAATATGCATTAAACGTGAATACCTTACCCTTATCATCTGAACCAGCAACAGGCGGCGCATAGGAAACAATCTTTGATGCGTCTTGGGAATCATACGTGATTGTACCACCCTGCAACACAAGCACCAACTCAGGATTAAATACATTGTCATGCAATGTAATCTCAACACCAGTGATGGTAGTTTGCTTCTTCTTCTGCGCCCTCAACTTGCCCTTTACGACAAGCTTTACAGCGTCCTCTTCCTCCACCTGAATTTCGGTTTCGATTTGATTTGCAGTATCAAAACCAAACTCATAATCATTAGTACCGTCATTGTACGAAATTGTAACCAACGCACAATCAATGGTCGGTATCTCGTTGCGAGACTTATAAACCGTGTTAGGCATATTCACCCTCCTAAAATTTAATAGTTATTGTATTTACGATGATTTATATACGTACACTCGACATAATGCGCTTTCATTGAATCATCGTAAAAACTAGAGCTAATGTTTCTTTCATCCACAAACATTGGATAAAGTTCTTTCATAAACTCTCTGATTTGCACCACAAATGGCTCAAGCGTTGAATATTTCGACTCAGGCACACAAATATCTAAAGTATACCTATAATCATCAGTCGAAACACCATAACCACCATAATCCCCACCATGCACAACAGCTCCATCAAATAAAATTATTACTGTTGGTTTGTCTATGATTCCAAGATTTCGAGTGGGTGATTTTACATTAACCCCTTTTGATTTAAGATGGGCAAAAATATCAGCCCACCGACTATCTTCTGGTTCAAAACTTGTTGGGTCAATGGGCATTTTTAACACCAACCTTTATAATTTTCGACCAATAGCATTAAATAAACCCTGCATGCCACGCATCACTTTGTTTTCATACTTTTTCAAAGTAGGCATTACAATGGCATATCTCTTACCATGCGCATACTCAAGATATTTACCATACCAGACACCATGAGCAAGCGTTAGCCTTAAATGCCTTGCGTCTGGCTGCGAAACAGTAGTATTCAATGTGGCCTTCGCCATACCCGTTCTATCAGTCCACGGCCTGTTTCTTTGAGCATCAGCTTTTATTTCTGCTCCGTAGGTTGTAAGCTTTATCAAAGCAGCAGCAGCGACGCGAGACGCGAAAACAGCTAAATTTTTATCAAGCGGCGAACCACTCCAATTAGATTTAAATTTCGCCCCCACGGTCAACCCTCTCTAAGCTAATCTCAGCGTATATGCCCCATTCTTGGATATTTACCCATCCAGACACGGTAAAGCCCTCAGAAAGCCTTACAACGTCTCCTACAGCTATCCCAAGGGCTTGCACATCCTCATACCT